TTTGGCTCAACGTCCAGGAGATATGATGAAACTGGGGTGGCAGGTCGGGCAATGGCCCGCTAAAAGCGAGACTTGGATACGGTTGGAAGTTGAAACCCTTAAAGCTATGGGGCATGAAGTGAAGGTGTCGGCGTTCAACCATAAGCGCGATTTGTCGCAATGTGATTTCGTGATATGTCACTTTGCAAACATCGCTGGATTTGCCGACATTCACAGAACTCCATTTTTACTGGTTCCTCATGCGTATGACATTTTCCCCTCCAATGGCAAGTATCTGAGGTTATCTGTAAATCGAGACAAGAATCTTGTCGCGATTGGATGTATAAGTACATATCACAGAGATAAGTATCTCAAATGGGGCATCCCGAAGGAGTTGTTGATTGATTATCCGTGCGCCGTTGATGTTGATTTGTTCAGCAGGAAAGATAAGCCCCTGGGAGACTTGGTGGTTCATGGTGGAAGGAATGTTCCGAAGAAGGGGTTCCCATTGGCGATGAAGGCATGGCCCGACATTACGTTGTTCGGAGATCATCCCTTGTCGGTTGGATGGCTCGCCAGGGAGAAGCTGAGAGATTTGTATTTGAAAGCATGGTGTTACATGGGGTCGTTTGTGGTCGATAGGAAGACGGGGGATCAAGATGGGTTGCCCATAGCACTACTAGAGGCCCTTGCAATCGGGTTAAGGGTCGTGACTACAGAGGTGGCCGGCATTTCTGATCTCAAGAAGGTAGTTACATTTGCCAATCCTACCATAGAAGATTTGCGCGATGCTGTAGAGTCAGAACCGATGGAAGTGAACGAGAAGGGCATTGAGTACGTGAGAAAGAGACATGCGCCAGATATAGTTGCGCGAAATATTCTTGCTGCGGCAGAAAGAGTTTGAGATGGATTTGAAAGGAAAACTTTTAAGGATTGAGTATGTACCATTGAGTCAGGTCATTCTTTGGGAGAGGAATCCAAAGGAGCATGACATTGGCTCTATTGTGCAAAGCATCAAGCAGCATGGATTTAGGGATGCTCCTATTTACGATGCTACGTTGAATGATGGCATCGGTGGGATTGTAGCAGGCAACGGGCGTTCAATCGCCGTGCAAATGATGAAGGATAGCGGAGAGGACGCCCCTCTGGGTATTGGGGTTGATTCTGATGGTGAATGGTATGTTCCCGTTCAGTTTGGGATAGATGCTGGGAGTCAAGCAATGGCAGAGGCGTTCGCCATTGACCATAACTCCCTTGTTATGTCGGGCGGCGATTTCTCGGCCTTGGATGTGTCCCGATTGTACGACGAGCGGAAATATCTGGACCTACTGAAGGACCTGGTGGAACAGGACAGGATGCCGGTGGCGATAAATGGAGATGATCTGGATTTATTGCTAACCTTGAACGAAGAGAGCAACCCTCCATCACTAGATGACTTGACGAATGAATACGGCGATCCACAAGAGCGTGATTTCTGGCCGATTATTAGGGTTCAAGTTTCGCCCGAAACAAATGAACTGTATGAGTCGTTGATTGCTCAGGTAGAGGGTGATGAAGCAAGTCGATTCGATAAACTGATGAGGGCCGTGGATGTATCTATATTTAGTAACAATGAGGCCAACTCCAAAACAATGGAATGAATTGGGATTAATTCATGAAACTATATCTAGTTCCAAGCAATGTTATACGGGGGGGGTATTTGTTGATGAGGATAGAGGATTAATAGCGGTTCATAATATGAATTTATACTTGGCTACATGACCTCCCAAAAAACAGATAGAGCAAGTTACCGGACAGCGGCTTGCTCAGCAGGTTGGTGAAAGCATGAAACTACACCTAGCCGAACACGACCTTCAACATCAAGCCTGGGCTAAACATGGCGTTGAAAGGCGAAACCTAAGACTCAAGGTCTTGCTATCATATTGGTACTATAAGAATGCCGATCTTGATGATTTATTTGTAAGGTATTTCACGAAACCATACCCAGAGGTGTTTGCTGATAGCGGCGCTTTCTCCGCTATGACACAGAACGGCGTAGTCAATTTGAAAGAGTACGCAGACTGGATCAAACGTTACCAACATCTCTTCAATGCGTATGCAAACCTTGATGTTATCAAAGACGCCGAAGCAACTTGGACGAATCAGCAACGTCTTGAGAAGATGGGATTAAACCCGCTCCCTGTGTTTCACATTTTAGAAGATTGGAAGTGGCTTGAGCATTATCTTGAACGCTATCAGTATATTTGCCTCGGTGTGGCTGGTATGCAATCTCGACGTGCGGCTGTTATGCGTTGGCTTACAAGATGTTTCAAGATGGCAAATGGAAGGGCGGTGTATCACGGATTCGGGCTTACTGGTTGGGATGTTATGAAATCGTTCCCCTGGTACAGCGTTGATTCGTCAAGTTGGGGCAAGGGTTTTCGTTGGGGCAAAGTCCCTGTGTTTGATGAAAAACTTGGAAAGTTTCACCAACCCGGATTGGGCAATAGAAAGGATTGGCTTAAGGTAGCTGATATTGTTCGTTCGTTTGGGTTTGATCCTTTGGATTTTGCAGACCGTGAACGCAATGATAGAATGAAGATATGCGCCATCTCAGCACTGTCTTATATGATAGCAGAACAATGGCTACGAAAGAGGCACGGTGAGATTAGGATTCCCAAACGCAATGATGTATCGGATTCAAAGATATGTTTGGTAACAGCTGGTGGTGATGGGAGCAATATGGGTTTGAGAGCGTTGAGCCGTTATGGTGTTTGCGTGCATCTAAGCGATATAAGCAATGGGGTCAATTTCAGAGATGCGGACAAAGGCATAAAACTACATCTAGCCGATTCAACTACCGGCGATAACTTCGACATAGGAAGGGTGGGTAAATACCTTGAGTAGAAAGATAGTATATAAGGTCAAACCTGGAATGGATCGTCGGGAAATAGAAGCCACGACTTATCAGATGCGGAATTTCTATCGACAATTGGGAGATGGGTTTTTCTCGGTTCTTGATACCATGAACTACATCCAGCATCAGCAGATTGTCAGATGGTGCAAGAAGGGAAATCACGTTTTGGATGTATGCTGCGGGCGTGGGTTGTTACTACCAATGATGAGATACGAACGAAAGGACATTGGTAGTTATACGGGTGTTGATATTAGGCCCAAGAATGCCATATGGCGTTTCAAAAGGGTCACGGATGGAAAACCCATCAAGGAGGGTTATTATCCTTTCCCGACGACTTTTATTGAAAGTAATGTGGGTGAAATGGCTGATAAGCTGTTACCCAAACGTTTCGACGTGATTGTATATACTTCATCTATTGAGCACATGCAGAAGGAAACAGGACAAGCAAGTTTGGTGGAATGCCGGAAGGTAAGCAAACCAGGAACGATACTGATTTTAACTTGCCCCAATACGCCAGAAGATCAAGATGGGTACAATACTCAGTACGCTGCTCATGTATATGAATGGAAGCGCAGCGAGTTATTAGATGGATTGAAAGAGGCTGGTTTCCAGGTCATTACAGAGTGGGGAATACTGATAGACCGAAAGACGTTAGAGTCGGAAGGGGAAAGATTGGGGCTGAAGCCGCTCATAGACCGGATAAGCAAATTTGTTCCATCTGAGTGGTTGTTGCCGGTGTTTGCTCCAATGTTCCCACATCAGGCTAAAGAGATTGCTTTTCTCGCAAAGGCGGTATAATGTATAGGATAACTAAACGATTTGAATTCTCTGCCAGTCATGAATTGAAGGGACTTGATTCCGGCCATCCTTGCTCACGTTTGCACGGGCACAACTATATAGTTGAAATCGAGTTAACATCTGAGGTACTAGATGAAACTGGTTTCGTTTTGGACTATGGAAAGCTGAGAGACTTTGGTCGATTCATAGATGAGATGTTTGATCATAGACATCTCAATGATGTAATGGATTATCAATCATCGGCAGAGAATATAGCGAAATTGCTATTTGATTGGGCGAAGGAGCGTTGGCCGCAGGTAAGTGCGGTTCGGGTAAGCGAGACACCAAAGACATGGGCTGAATATGTACAAAGTTAATGCTATTTACAGGGCAGTGCAAGGAGAAGGTTGCTTGACAGGGACGGCGATGGTATTGCTGCGATTGCAGGGTTGTAACCTTCGCTGTTCATGGTGTGACACGAAAGAGACGTGGGTAACTCAAGATGAATTCTGTGTCGGTCTTGAGCGGATTTCTGAGCAGAAGCGTTTTTGGGCGTTTGCTTCGGCAAGTGAAATCAATAGCTTCATTCGTAAGAATTTTACTGGCCCACGTTGGGTATTGATAACTGGCGGGGAGCCAGCATTACAAGAGTTACGATCTTTGGTTGTTGCTTTGCACGATGATGGCTATAAGGTCGCACTTGAAACCAATGGAACGGTCAATATTGATGCTCCGTTTGATTGGATTTGTTTGTCGCCAAAACCAGATTCAGATATTATGCTCGATGTTATTGAAATCGCAGATGAAATTAAGATGGTTGTGAAAGATAAAAGTGACATTGAGCGACTAGACGATCTTCTTGATGGAATCGAGTATGACGGCGAGATATGCTTACAACCGCAAAGTTTAGACAAAGGGGCAACTGAACTATGTATCAAGACTGTGGCAAAGAGGGGTTGGAGACTAAGCGTGCAGGTTCACAAATTGCTAAATCTTCCGTAGACTACGAAAGGCTTTTAGCTATTGGTTATGATTTGCTCGTCGCAATCGGGGAAGACCCGAACAGGGAAGGGATAAGAGAGACCCCGCGCAGATGGGCGTCATGGTGGAGAGAGTTTATTGAATATGATGCTGGCAATATAGATGTAACCTTTGAGTCAGTGACAACAGACCAACTTGTTGTTGTTTCGGGATTAAGGGTTTGGTCATTGTGTGAGCACCACCTTTTACCTTTTTGGTCTGATATAACTGTGGGCTACCTCGCGGAGGACAGGGTAATGGGGTTGTCAAAGATCGCAAGGATTACTACCAAAGTTGCTCATAGACTTCAATTACAAGAAAGATTAGTTCACCAGATTGCCGATGAAATTCAAGCGATTATTGGGAGCGATAAGAGCGTCGCTGTGTTAGGACAGGGTGAACATTTATGCATGGCGATGCGTGGCGTGAAGATGAGGGGGTTGATGACCACTTCGGTCATGAGAGGCTTCTTTATGGAGAAGCCTGAGTTAAGACAAGAATTCCTACAGTTAGCGATAGGAGAAAGGACGAGCCATTATGCCATTTAGAACAATGACACCAGAGTTTTTCAATGATGTAGCAAGATCACGTATGGGATGGTCAAGGGTTGTAAACATTCTCGTTAAGGACAAGGACGAGGAGACCAAAAGACAAGAGGTCGTTATCCTCAGCATGTTAGAGGATTGGTCGCAATTGAGAGTACTTGATATGGGTTGCGGGGTTGGACGGCTGACCCCCTGGTTCAACGAGATTGCGGATGCTGAGGGTGTTGACTGGTCAAGTGAGATGCTTGCGGTTGCTCGAACAAACAATCCTGGAATGGAATTTCATCACGGAGCTTTGACTGACCCTATACTTCCAAACCAGTTTCCTGACAAATTCGACTTGACGTTCCAGTGGTGCGTGTTCCTCCACATTACGAATAAAGAGGAATGGCAGCAGGCCATCAAAAACATGCGTGACCTATCGAGAAAGTACATCCTGTACTGCGACAAGGTGAACAGTAATGCCGTGGTCGATTATGTCAGGGTGTATACACCAGATGAGATAATCGACGAAGTGGAGAGCACGGGCGAGTTTGCGTTGATGAAGCGGGTAGAGCATTGGTGTCCGCCGGAGGATATGTTCGAACTGTTCTTGTTTGAGCGATTTAAGGAATGTACTGGTTGTGGGTGTTGTAAATGAAGTTATGTATCTGTGGGTATGAAAGGTCTGGAACGACTATTATAGGCTTGATGATGGCTAAGGCTACTGGAATGAGCCTGCTGAATGATCCGCCGGAGTCATATCGAACTAATCTTGACATACTGCACAAGAACGGCTTGAACAAGAAATTTGCAAAGCAGGTGAGAACGCATGAAATCGTGAAAGTTCCTGGCTTCGCCGCGGTGCTGCCGCAGTTGAAATCTCAGTTCGGGGAGTTTCAGACGTTGTATATCATGAGGGACCCCAGGGATGCGATCTGTTCTGCGATTGAGAGGACAGAAAAAGGGCCGAAGGTGGCCCACATTAACCTGTTCTGGACACCTCCGCTGAGCGGGGTCCCTGACGAAGATATGGTGTTGGGGATGGCGGGGCGGTGGCGAGAATATGCGATGCTTGCGAAGTCTTACGAGAAACAAAACAATGGCAAGGTGTATTGGTTGAAGTATGAGTTCTGGTGGCAAGACAAAATTGGCGCGCTCAGGCTGGTTACTGATGCTTTGGGGCTTCCGTTCAGCAAAGAGGGGCTGAGGCAAATGTGTGATGTTCAGGTCAACAAGAATCTGAACAGGGGCATTCCCAGGAATATCGCAGGGCCAGGAAGATGGAAAAGAGATTTGAGCGAGAGGGATGCCCGCAGGGTTGAGGCGATTTGTAATGTCGGTGGGTTGATGGAGGAATTTGGATATCTATGATACAGGCGGAGTTGGATTTCATCAAGGCAATAGCGGCCAAACATTATACTGGCGGGATTGCTTTAGATGTAGGTTCAAGCGGGTTGATGTTTCGCAACCGTCCAAAGTTTCCGTACAGTTTGGCCGAATTGTTCGATGAGTATGTCACGTTCGACCGCAAGGCGGAAGCGGGCGTCGAGATCGTTGGGGATGCAGAGTTGCTATCCTTGCTGGTAGGGCCGAGAACCATATCGTTTGTCATCTGCACAAGTTTGCTCGAACACGTCAAGCGGCCATGGATGGTTGCGTATGAATGTGCAAGGGTATTGAAACCTGGCGGGATAGGGATATTCTCTGCACCCTGGAAGTATATGGATCATCCAGACCCCATTGATTGTTGGAGGATAAGCCCAGATGGGATGCGGGGATTGGTAGAAGGCTGGTTCGATGAGTTGGTGTGCAAGAAGGTTGCGGGCGAAAATATAACGGTGACGCTATACGCCGGAAGGAGAAATAAGAAATGAAGTTCAAAGAGTTCGTGGCTGCGGATTGGGATGCCAGATGCAGACGCTTGAGGGGATATGGGCCAGTGATGAACACGGCTTATCCTCAGATGGAGATGGTAGCAGAGACGCACAGGCAGAAGGAATACATCGTCACGCTCCCGCTCCCGCTAAACAGGTTCGAGATGGAGTATGATGTTGAGGGCATACCAATTGGGCCAAAGCAGTTGTCTGAATCTGACGCTACGCTTCTGGATGTGGGCTGTGGGGTTGGAAGGCTGTTGCACATCTTGAATGATTTTGTTGTGAGGGCGGATGGGCTTGATTGGAGCCGTGTTATGCTCGAAGCTGCGAACAAGAATTTCCCAGAAATGATCCTGGTGAACGGCGACGCGAGGGACCCTGGCATATTCAGCAGGGGGCAGTATGATATTGCGTTCCAGTGGAACGTGCTCAGCCATATTACAGATCCAGGGGATTGGGAACGCGCCGTCAAGAACATGAAGCAATGGGCCAAGCGGTACGTGGTTCACGCGGACTACCTGGACATTGGGCCCGAGTCTCCCTCCACGAGGCTTTACGGCACCAAGGAGTTGAAAAGTCTCATGCGTGGGTGGAAGATTCTCTGGGAGGACACGTACACGCTGCAGATTGGTAATGCCGATTTCCAGACGATGGAGGTTCTTGTGTTCGCTTCGACGGTTGAGATCAAGCGACTGAAAGAGCAGGAGGCCCCAGAGGAAGTCGAGGTCAATGCTTTGCCTGCTGAGGTAATGCACGAGGAGGCTTTGGTTGGCTGATATCCGCAAGCTACATGGCAGGATGGTGTCCGGCAATGCGCTTGGGCCTAGAAAAAAACGAATCATTGAAACGATTGATGCGATTCCGGCACCAGTCAATGAAGTCAATGATGCGAATCAGGAATCTCGCGTGTTGATAGCCATGCCTACTATGGACAGGCTGGATGTGTTGAAAAGAACCCTTCCGGCTTTGTTGGAGAATACCGACAGGAACAGGTGCGATATATACGTGATCACGCAGGGATCGTCCATTGACGTTTGCTGGTACGTGTTCGGGACATTGGCAAGCGAGAAGAACTGTCACTATATCGCCAATGAAGAAAACGTTGGGTATGCTCAAGCATTGTCACAGGCGTTTGCATTTAGAAGGCCAGGGCAGCACACGATCCATATGGACGATGATGTGATGCTCTTGGAACCAGTGGTAGATACCCTGGTGGGGTTCCTGGAATATACCAAAGATTCAAGCAACCCGATAGGACTGGTTAATCTGTATGGGTTCAATACGAATTGGAAGGGCATCGAGCGAGAGACGCCATATGGATTGTTTGGAGATACGGGGTATGTGTACACAACGTTCGCTTGCATGGCTTCGTGGGTAGCTGAGGTGTTTGGCGCTCCGTACCAGCCAGGCTTGTACGGTGAAGAGGACTTAATTACGAGCAAGCGGATACAGAGATTGGGATACGCCGTTGGGTATTGGCTGTCGGAAGAACCGAAGTATGAAAACCTTGACCTGAACAAGAAGGATTGTTATTTGTACGGATTCAAGCAAAAAGAGCGCAAGCAATCATGGCGTAGTGAGGCCGATAGGGTAGGGGGCGGTCACATGCTGGATACTTGGAATGAAGGCGGCCCTGGCGGCCCGCTCTACCATGAATTGCCCGAGAAAGACGAAATACCGCTACTGTTTTAGGGGGTAGGATGTTTGTTTACTTGGCTGGCCCGATTACAGGTGAATCTTATGAGAACGTTGTGAATTGGCGTGAGTATGCTATCGACCAGTTGAGGTTGAGTGGCATTACGGGGTTAAGTCCGATGCGTGGCAAGGCGTATCTCAGTGATGAGCGTGAGATTGCCAACGACTACAGTGATGCAATGTCAACGACTAAAGGTATTACCACACGTGATAGGTTCGACTGTATGAGGGCTGATGTAGTTCTGTTCAACTTCATCGGGGTGGAGCGCATTTCGATTGGCAGTTGCATTGAGATTGGGTGGGCTGATGCCGCATGCAAACCGATAGTGGTCGTGATGGATGAGGATAATTGTCATTGGCATGGAATGATTAGGGAGTGCGCTGGATTTGTCGTACCGACATTGGATGAAGCCATAGAAGTTATATGCAATATCTTGATGTAACTTTGCCGAAACAGATACCGCCAAAGGGTGAAGAAGAAGGTATGTTGTATATGAGGGGTGTGTATCGTTTAGATCGTAAGTAATTAAGACTTGCGAAACGAAAGACGGATTGCTCAATAAATGTTAAGTGAATGGGGTTATTATGTATGAGATAATCAATGCCGACGTTTTGGATTGGGCGGCTAAATACGACGGGCCGAAGTTTCACGCGATGCTGTGTGATCCTCCATATCATCTGACAGATGTTCACACTGGCGGAAAGGCAATACCTGGCAAGTTTGGACAACACACAGACGAGCAGAAGCGGGAGTGTAGCGAGGCCAGTGCCAACGGCGGCTTTATGGGCAAGAAGTGGGACGGCGGCGACATATCGTTCCAGCCTGAGACCTGGGCAGCACTGGCAGAGCATCTACACGACGGCGCGTTCGGCATGGTGTTCGCCGGAAGCCGGACTTGGCATAGAGTAGCTTGCGCCATTGAGGATGCGGGATTGCTGATACATCCGAGCGTGTTCTGCTGGCTGAATGGTCAGGGCTTCCCAAAGGCGACGCGGATTGACACGCAGATTGACAAGGCGGCTGGGGCGGAGCGTGAGGTAGTGGGGAAATGGAAACCCACAGGAACGGCGCGACCTAACAAGGGAAGCAAGGGGCACTCTGCCAAAAAGACAACGGCGGCTGATTCGACATACAATCCAGATGATTCGGCAATCATTGACCTCACCGCCCCCGCTACCCCCCTCGCTGCCGCCTGGGAGGGTCACCGTTACGGTCTCCAGGCACTTAAGCCGGCGGTCGAGCCTATCATCGTATTCCAGAAACCGTATGAGGACAAGCCCGTCGAGTGCATCGTGAGGACTGGGGCTGGTGCGTTGAACATTGACGGCGGAAGGATAAGGACGAAAGACAAGCTGCAAACGTTTAATGGCTCCTTTTCTTTTTCCGGTTGTGGTGGTGCCAATGAACGAGGCAAGACAATAATATTTCGTGATGCTGGCAAGGGCCGCTGGCCTGCAAACTTTGCGCTTGTACACAACCCGGGATGTCGGCACGTTGGTATGCAGAGGGTGAAGGGCGAGAAGCATAGTGGAAAGCCTGGCACTGGTAAAAAGTCAATGTTCGGAATGGAAATGACTGGTGAAACGGACTGTTACGCCGACGGCCTCGAAACAGTGGACGCCTGGGAATGTGTTGAGGATTGTCCAGTTCGCAGGCTTGGAGAGCAGGGCGGGGAACGGCCTACTGGGGGGGGCAGAGTGCGTAAGGCAACAAATGAGACGGCCGAGCATCCATGCGGTTGGAAAAGTGGACCGCGTACGGAAGCTAACTGGGTAGCATCCACCGGTACCGCTGCCCGTTTCTACTATCAGGCCGACTGGCAGTATGAGATAGCAGAGCACATCGACGACGCGGACCCCGTGTTCTATTGCGCGAAGGCCAGCCGGAAGGAACGCGACGCGGGGTGCGACGAATTGCCATTGCAAAAAAGAGCGACACAGGGTCGTGATGTAGTCAGAACCATTGATAGAAAAGATGGTAAGGGAACAGTACCAGTTAATGCTCAAATACGGCCTGCTAGGAATAATCATCCAACTATAAAACCATTGAAACTCCTCCGCTGGCTTGCCACACTGCTCCTGCCGCCGGACATTTACGCGCCGCGACGAATCGTAGTTCCATTTTGCGGCGTAAGCTCTGAGATTATTGGCGCTGGCCTCGCGGGATGGGATGAGATAACCGGCATCGAGCAAGAGGAAGAATACGTTAACATTGGGCGGGCGCGTGCCGCGTATTGGCTAGAACGTGACATACAACTAGAGTTGAAACTGGAGACAGAGGGAGCATAAAATGGACTTGATAATTGAGCAACAGAATCACTACAACACAGATGTATGGACACATGTTGGCATGGATGAACTGAGACGCGAGCATTGCATGTGTCGGCATTGTACCAAGATGAAACCGGAATCGGAAGATCACTGTTTGATTGCCGCGTCGCTGTATGAGATATGCGTAGATACCAACATTGCGCTGTTAGTTACGCGATGTCCTGAATTTGAGAACGCCGGCAAACAGATATGGCCGGAAGAGGGAGTTTTGTAGGAGAAATATTGTGAGGGTTTGCCTGTTGCCAAATTTCAAACCAGACCACGTCGGCGGCGTAACCAGCGTTGTGAGGGGGTTGCGTGGTGCGCTGCCTAAAGTTGGTTGGGAAGTGACGAACAATCCAGATGGGGCTGATATTGTTCATGGACACGCCTTGTTGAGTGCAAACGATGCTTGGCGCGTTGATGTTTTTACTTCGCATGGCGTGTATCCTGAGAATGAGAAAGTCAATGATAGGATATTCAACGCTATGAGGGCTGCACAGGTTGTGACCAGCGTTGCCGAATGGCCTACCAAAAGTTATTGGCCTGGCCTGGGTGTAGAGGAACCTGTCATCATTCGCAATGGCGTGGATATAGAAAAGCTAAAGAAGGTGAAAAAAGGAAGATTCAGGAAAGAGCATGGCATTAAAGGCCCATTGGCCTTGTGGGGTAAGACCTCTCAGATGGGGGTTTTGCGGGAAGGGTTGAATAGAGCAACGTTACTCCCCTGGGCTTGCAGGGATGTAATGTTTGCGTTCACCATCTGGCCGAATGATATGCCAAAACCGAGCAATGTAATAGTGACGGGGGTTATGTCTCAGCAAGATATGTTAGAGGCGTTGAGAGATTGTGATGTCTATCTTTCTACTACCGTCGAGAATTTCCCCGTCATGGTTCTGGAAGCGATGGGATTAGAGAAACCAGTTTTGGGGGTGAACCTAGGGGGCAATCTTGAAGTCGGGTACAAGGGGTACACGTATGAAGATGGAAGTCTAGATGATATGGTGCATGGGTTTCGTCATTGTTTGGAATACAGGAAAGAGTTTGGGGTTGACAATCGACAAATCATCGAAGAGCGATACACCTGGGAGCAGATCGCATCCAAATACGCTGATGTGTACGAGAGAGTTTTAGCATCGAAGCGTAGAAAAATGCCATTGGTATCAATTGTGATAACTTGCTATAACTTGAAACCGTACATCCGACAGACCGTGTTATCGGCATTGGGGCAGGATTTCAACGACTACGAGGTTATCGTTGTCGATGATTGCAGTACAGATGGTTCAATGGAAGAAATTGCAGACCTACCCGTCAGGGTGATCCGCAACAAGAAAAACATGGGGGTAGTGAAGTCCCGCAATAAGGGGATCAGGATGGCAAGGGGCAGGTGGTGCGTGAGCTTGGATGGCGATGACCAGCTTCTACCAGGGTTCTTGAGAGAAACCATCGCTATCGGTGAGAGAGACTATCGCATCGGTGTGGTTTGCCCTACATGGGAAGCCGTCAGGGATGGAGAACGCGTGGCAGGGCCTTTTGTCCCGAAGGGTTACGTGAGCCTTGATTTGCTGAAAGAGCGTAATGTCGTTCAGTGCTTTTCACTATTTCGCAGGAAAGCGTGGCTGAGGGCTGGCGGACAAAAAGAGATTCACCCATCTTGGGAAGACTACGATATGTGGCTTACGATAAGAGAAATGGGATGGATGGTAGCCCCACATCAAGGCGACGTGATAGCGCGATACACTGTCAAGGGCGATGGGCGCAACCAGGAGTCGCAAGGGCAAGAGTCGAGGTTAAGGGCGGTTGTGAATGCATACCACCCGAAGCTGTACAGCCCAACGGTCAGTGTGGTGATCCCGACATATACGCATCCAGAGATGGTTCCCGATGCCGTGCGTTCAATATTGGCACAGACATTCCAGGATTTTGAGATCATTGTAGTCTCGGATGGCATCAAGGCCAGAAAGCGGTTTGAGAAAAAGCTGCTGAGGGAATTCCCAGATGAGCCTAGATTGAAGATCATGGGGCATATCAAGAACCAGGGATTGTCTGCAACACGCAATACTGGAATAAGTGTAGCACGAGGTAAGTACATCGTATGTCTTGACGATGACGATGCGTATGGGAAAACGTTCTTGGAGAAGGCGGTTACCATCGAAGAATTGAACGGCGGCGACGTAGTGGTGTACACTGATTTTAAGCCGTGGTTTGGCGGGAATAAATTCGAGAAGGATGTTGCCTTGCCGGACTATGACTTCGATCAGTTGGTAGTGAGGCATCACATTACGCCGGCAGCGATGTTCCCCAAACGAAGGTGGGAAGAGGTTGGCGGGTACGCAGAACATTTCATCTACGGCATGGAGGATTGGGACTTCTGGCTGCGATTGGGTGCGGTCGGTTGCTGCGGGGTTCGGATAGCAGAACCGCTGTTTTACTACAGACAACACGACAAGTCAATGAGGACGGTAATGCTGGGTCAGTACAAATTCGAGGCGAAGGCCCAGCTTGTGGCAAACAATGAAGAGATTTTCAGGGGAGGAAGACCTATGGGATGTTGTGGTAAAAGTAAGAGCGTGAGACGCGAGATAACTTCGGAGGAAAGAGCTATACTCGCCGCTCAAGGGATGGGGATAGAGAATCCAGAAGAATTGGTAAAGACTGACAATGGACTGGTGAGAATGAGATATACCGGCAACCGCAACGCTTCGGTTCAGTTCAAGGGGTACAAGGTATCTTCAAGGCGACCGTTCTTCATGGCGAAAGTTAGCGATGTACCAGACCTACTCGAAGCTGGGCACTTCGAGTTGATACGTGATGAATGAGTGTTTGAAGTTCGTCGTAGCGGTGCTGTTCACGTTCCGCTTGACGCACCTGCTGGTTTTTGATTATGGCCCTGGACACGTGTTTGAGAGATTGCGTGAGATTGTTGGCGTCATAGAATACGAAAACGGAATGACCGAATACAGGACTTGGGTTGCTGAGCTTTTTGGTTGTCACTGGTGCATGTCTGTATGGATAGCCTTGATACCGGCGATCTGGTTTGCAGGATTGACAATTCAAATGATATTCTCATGGCTTGCTATAGCGGGGGCTGCTTCTTTGCTGGAGGAATTACATGGGTAGGAAATGGAAAGACCTAACCGATGCTGAAAAAGATTGGGCGGTTGAACAGCGATTGATTGGCATGATTTACGATGAGATATTCGGTAAACTTGGGGTAACAGAGGGACATGTAACAGCAGCGAGGAAACTCAGGGCAAGAGTAAGTGAACACAAAGGGAGTGTGGGAAAGGATGAAGAGGCTGAAGCACTATCAGATTTAGAAAAAGATGTACTTGTCAAATTAAGAGCAAGCCCGTGTAAGTTGGAGGAATTGAGCAACATACTTGATAGGGGACAAGATACAATTCGCGACTGTATCGAAGAATTAAAACAGAAGGGGTTTGCGATTTATGAAGCGGCAGAACGGGTTTCTGTTCCAGCTACTCCGCCAATCGTTACAAGGGAAGTTCCGCCATTGTGGGATAAAAGCGCGAGAAGAATCAAGTGGGCGTCTGGGAGTGATTTACATTACGGAAGTAAGTATGTTCAAAAGACAGCTATCAAACATTTCGTCAAAAGGGCTTATGAGGGGTTTGGGATCAAACATATCCTTTGGTCAGGTGATATAGTTGCTGGTCAGCACATGTACAGAGGGCAAGAATACGACTTGTACGCTCATGGCGTCGATGAGCAGGTAGATGATGTAGCAAATAGTTTACCAATGTATGATGGGCTAACCCATTATGTGATGGGTGGTAATCATGATGCCAGCTTCTTCCGTAAGTCTGGTGTAGATATATTGATAAAGCTGGCGAGCATAAGAAAAGACATTATTCATTGTGGTTGGGCGTCTGTAGATGTTCCACTAACCGAAAACGTTTATGTTAAGATGTGGCATCCGAGAGGGTCGCCGGCATATGCCGTTTCATATCGAGGGCAGAAGTACGCTGAGCAGATCGCCTTCGATGAGTTATTGAAACTGGTATTCAGGGATGGGGATTTACAATCGGCAGTTAGGATGTTACAGGTCGGGCACTTTCATGTGGTTGGCGGCCCGTTCACACAGGGGCCAATTGAGGTGTTCAATGCTGGTGGATTCGAGGGACAGAATTCCTATCTCAAAGAGTTGGGAAGGATACCTACCGTCGGGGGGTATATATTCGAGGCGGAGATAACCGAAGATGGGGTTATGAGAGAGCTTGTAACAAGAAGATATTTGGCAGGAGCGATTGAAGATGATTGGAGACCAGGGCCAAACGAGAAGAAGGTGGACGAGGTGAAAATCGTTCCGTTGTTCAAGTTGGTAGAATAGGAGAGAGCGATGTACGATATGGACCCACAGAATCAGAATCGTAATAAATGGCTGGACGTGTTGACATACGTCATATCTGCACTGTTGATCGTTGGCGCAATTGCGTTATTGTTGATCACTAACACGGGTTGTGTACAACCATGTGAGACGCCTGTACCTACGCCAACGGCTACGCCGATTCCAGGTATAGATGTTCGGACAGACCCGCGCATCCATGACTTTCTTGGGGATGGGCCACTCAATGTCAAATTATATCCTTGCGATGATTGCCGCTACAAGGTGATTGAAATCTTCATTACGGTTGATGGGATATTCGACGGCGCGCCCGATTGGGCTTGGGACTACGTTGGTATAGATGGAGCAGGCGGAGCAACGCATACGTTTGCTGTCGTGAAGAAGTTTGATGGATTGCCGCTTAACAACAAAACGGTTGTTTTGTCGTGGCCGGGAACTGAGGTTGGTGGCAAAACGAAAAGTGATGGTTCTGTGAACTGGTTCACGAACTGCATATACTTTCCAGATCAGGGCCAGACAGGGCCGTACTGTGTTCAGCCATTGAACGGAGAAAAGGTTTGTGGGGGTGGGTTGCCCTACAATGTTCACGTCAGCCTTTGGGTGGTCTACGAGTCTCAGTGGCCTGACACGGCATTTGATGTCATATTGGGGGCTTTTGGAATTGTGGATTAAGGGGGGATAATCATGAGCGTAGTGACGACTTGTCCGAAATGTCATGGTAAATCATTCAAGCCGGCAAAAGGCGGTCTAAAACCATGTCCAAAGTGTTGTGGAACTGGATATGTAGATTCAAAGGGTAAAGCTGCCTACGCCTACGGTTATAGGTAAGGGAGAGCGATATGGCTTGTAAAGATTACTTGACGGTTGACCAATTGAAAGCGATGCCAGGGTATGATCCTGGTACAGCTACAGATGCGGGGCTTGCGTTTTTGATAATGGCTGCAAGTGATTGGATTGATAAAGAGATTCTGGGACACACGTACAATCGCGCCATTCGCATCTATGAGGACAACGACGATTCAACTGCGGCAACCGTTCAGGTAACTTCTACATCAGTCATCGTCGTAATAACTGGCGGGGCGAACGCAGGGACATACCCGTATACGTTTGCAGATTATGATGAGCTTGCCGATCTGGTAGCGGCGATGAACGAGAACAATGTTCATGCTACGCTTCTGGGCGAGGGGTTCACTGATTGGATGTCAAGCCAGCCATCTACTAACTTGGCGGTGGCGGCAACTCAGTCGATCCATAACATAGAGAATTGGAAGGTTCTCTGCTTGACTCAGTTGACAATGACTCTAAGTGGCGGTGGCGATCCATATCTGTTCTTGCCGTTAAAGATTAGGACGGTGAACGGAGTTAACGTTGAAGGAACAGACCTTACGGCTGGCGATGACTATTACATTAAGAAGGGCGGCTATCTCATCAAGCGCGGGTGCAGGGGGTACTCCGATATTCTGGGGGTATGCTCTACAACTGCGTGTATATGTCATAAGCCTGGGTGTTGGGCGTGTGCATATCCTTGTAATGTTGTGGTGAGCTTCATCCCGTTGGTATGGACGCCGCAATATCATTTGTTGGCATCGGCGATAACTCAGTTCATCGCCAACTTTACTGTTTCTGGCGGATTCGTGTCAGAGAGAATCGGGCGGTATAGCTATAAACTGGGAGAAGATTCGTTCACGATGATGGGTATCTTGCTATCGCCATTGCAGGGTGAGGGGTTGGCGATGTACGCCTTCCCGTGACCGCTCTCCCTAATAAGTCGGGGAGTTTCTACGGATTGGTTTAGGAGAAATTATGGCATTTGATACGCTATTGGCACATACATGCTCAATATTAGAAAGGACACGTACAGGCACAGATGATTCGAACCAGCCTATCTATACTTGGTCGGTTGTTCAGTCGTCTTGGGATTGCCGGTTTCAAAGGTTCTTGCGTGAAGAGGTTGAACAGTCATTGTCGCATACGACCATTCAGGCAGATTATCTTGTGTTCGGCAGAGAACCCAATGTTACGTTGAATGAGACTGACTACAGGCTGCGATGGAACGGTGATGACTACAAGATCGAGCGAGTTGATCCAGAAACGGATTTCGGAGCAAAGCACCATATTGAAGTGTTCGTGTCTAAGATCAAGAAGAGGAATGTTTGATGACTAAAATGAAGATGCGAACCGTACAAGTAGGCAGTTGGAACAAGGGTGTTTCGCCCTGGGGATTTGACATTACCATCAAAGAGGGCACTGATATGGGTGGAGTGTTTACGGCGGTCTGGAAAACTGGCGATGCGTTTTGCAAAGTATATGCCAGATTGACGGCTGACCAGATGAAGTTGAGCGTTTGGCCTGGTAAAGGGCCTGGGCCACATCCACACAGGACTTCACACGAAGACACTGGATGGGCGTTCAAGTCGATAACGATTCGTAGGAGAAAACACGGTGTGTCTGGTCCTAGTCCTGGCTGGTTCGCTGGTGTCTTTTCGGATAGAAGGGTAGGAAAACCTGGCGGCAGAGCGAAGCGAGGGGCGACTCCTCCGTGGAAGTATTTATTCTTTTTGGAATTTGGCTGGACATCTAGAAGTGGTAAGAGGTACAGGTATCCCTGGGCGCAACCGGCGTATGCTTGGGCGGCCAAGAAGCGCGTGGGAAGAATCGCAGGCCCTAGCGGGCTGTTCATATCATCGAGGTAAATCATGGGAACGATGTTGAAACCACACGAGGTTTTCTTGCATTGGCTAGAGAGTGACCCCGTGTTCATGGCGGAGATTCACGATCCTGTTAGTGGCGATGATCTGTTGTGGCATGGCGGGATACCAGATATATTGATGAGCAGTTGGATGAATGATGATCTCGTTCCGTTGAAGTGTGTCAATATTATTGTAGAGGCGGGTGACACAGATGTATACATTAAGTTTGACCGTCCTGTCTTTTTGGTAGAGTGTTATGGGCCAACACTATCACAAGCTTGGGACGTGTACAATGTGTTGAGAGAGCGGAGCGAGCGGCAGTTCAACAATCAGGTGGCGGTTCCTGACGGCACGGCATATGTGTACAGGTTGCACATGATTTCTGGCGGCCAGGACGTGATAGAACCAGAGCTACAATGGCCGAAGGTCATCAGCAGGTGGGAAATGATATTGTGGAGGGAGACGGTTTGAAAATCGGCTGGGTGAACGACTACGGCCCAGGAGAACATCCTGGGGGGAGTTTGACAACACAGATTCAGGCCGTGAAATCTATGCCCTGTGAGCATGAGATTGTTTGGTGTCTGCCAGGGAAGATGTATGATGATTGTGATTTGTACGTGGTGAACAATCACATGCGATTCGATGAAAACGAATTGGCGTTCGTCGCTGATTCTCAACATGTATACTGGTCTCACGATGTGACCCCTGGACCACACAAATTGAAGGAGATATTGAACAATTCTAAGCGGGTCGTATTCTTATCAGCTCTGCATAAAGATGTGTTCATGTGGATGTTTGGAAAGATCGGCAAGAGGCGAACAAGGTTGATCCCTGCTATGGTCAATCCGATTCCATTCATGGGATTAGAACCAATACAAGATAGAGAGGCTTTGTGGGTTGGTACGTATGAAAGGCATAGGGGTGTCAGGTCTGCAATGGAGTGGGCTGAGGAGAACGAAACAGAAGTAGACTTCTACGGATTGGGGAGACCATTTAGCTATCTCAGGAACAGCGAGTATTGTCATATCAAGAATCCTGTTCCAGTAGTGGAAATACCGAAACTTATGGCCCATTACAAAAAGTTGGTGATATTCCCATTAGAGATTGATGGGCATGATGGATTGCCGGTATATTGTGAGGCTTGTAGTCGTGTGGCAATTGAAGCGGCCATGGCTGGCTGTGAAGTAATTCATAATGATAGATTGGGGGTAGCGTCTTGGGAATGGTTCAGAGCTGGGAGAAAAGCAACGTTACGAGCGATGGCGAATGCTCCAAGAAATTTCTGGTATATGATCGAGGCTGTCAATGATTAAAATCATGAGCATACCCATAGCAGATGAGGATAGCTATGGATATGGGGTTGTTACAAAAGAAATCAGAAATGGATTGAATCTTGCCGGCGCAAACATGCTTGGCTTGAGGGATTGGAATTGGGATTGGAGAATGATAATCTCAACTCCGGTTTCGTGGCCCGTGCCAGAAGATAGAATCTATCACGATTTAGTTTGGCATACAATGTTCGATACAGATTTGCTCCCGCAGGTATGGGTTGACATTTTGAACAGGGTAGGGTTGATATGGGTTCCATCCCAATGGTGCAAAGAAGTATTCGAGTTCTCTGGTGTAGAGAGACCAATCATGGTTGCGGGATACGGCGTCGATCCAGAGATGTTCGATTATGCGCCACGTGGATGGACTGACGATGAGGATGATGTTTTCCAAAACGATAAGTACACCTTCCTGACTGTCTGTGGAGCATACGGCGATAGGAAAAACGAGAGGTTGATACGGAGGGCGTTCTACGATCTTAACCTGCCAGATGCAAGACTGGTGATCAAAATGCGCTCCGACCAGATAGTGAAAAGCACTACCGTTTCCAACAAGGGAGTGACCTTCATTGCTCGAAAGATGAGCAGAGAGGAGTACGCAACCTTGCTGGCAAGGGCAGATTGCTTTGTGAACGTGTCAAGCGGGGAAGGATTCTCACTGACACCTTTGGAGGCCATGGCGACGGGACTGCCCGCAATCGTCTTAGATTGGGGCGGCCCGCGTGATTACATAGATGATTGCAAGGCTCTTCCGGTAGCAGTAAAACGGCTGGTCTGGGCTGAGCAATACAATCGAGCATTCAACTGCGAGGGGCGGTGGGCTGAACCTGATAAAGAATCCTTGATGCACTGGATGCGCTGGTGCTACGAGAATCGCGATGCTGCTGCAAAGCGAGGTCGAGAAGCAAACCGCGTCATCATGGACCGGTATACCTGGGAAACTACGATGGGTAAAGCCGTTAAACTGCTCACTCACCACTTGGAGGTAAGAGAAAAATGAGTCTATCGGCAAATACTCCCGGACGGGTAATATTCCAGGCCGGGACAGTCACTATCGGCGCTGTTGATGTTGGGGCGACAATGGAAGGCAATGTTTTCCGCTGGGAGATGGATACGGCCCAGCCGCACTTTCATGGTGCTCGCGGCCCTGTGACCGAACTCATGTTCGTCTACAGGTTCGTGGCGTATCTGGAAGTGGTCGTTGCTGAACTCGTCGGTTCCAACTTCGCCCATGCGTTCCCTGGTCTGGATTTGGTCTCAGATGTTAGTTCTGAGACGATTTCTGGTTGGGACGTCGGGTGTCTGGACAGCGCCGATTATGCTGACGTCGTTCTGACTGTTACGAAGTGCACCGGATTCACTCAAGTCTTGACACTCTACGACGCCATTGTAGTTGAGGCGTCTGAGATCACGTTCCATGACGAGGGTGATCCTGCTCGGATGCGACTGGTGTTCATGGCAACTTATGACCCAGCCGACCCCGACCGTGCTCCGTTCAGCATCGTGAACAACATAGCGTAGTGGCTTTGGGGGAGGGGGGCTTCGGTTTCCCTCCCAACACAGAAAGGAGTAATGATGGCTAAGAAATGGCAGGGAGAAGTTCTGAAAGCAGGCGACCCACGACTCGGTATGCCGGATGTAAAGATCGTCGAGGTCCCGATTGTTGAGAAGCGGTATCTGGCATTGGGGTACGATGATGAGGGAAATCAATTGTATCATCCCATGATTCAGATGAACGCCAATAATTACAAAGGGGTAATTGCTGCCTTTACGTTGTTGGCTGAGAATGTCGGTAATATTGATGAAGAAGATGAGACAGCCGGTCTCGATGCTGCAATAGCGGTCATCAATGCAGCTTATCCGACCGTAGGTGAGAAAGAGGTGAGAGGGCTTCACTTCGCTACGTTGCTTCCGCTTGCGTATGATGCGGTCAATGGGATCATGGAGCAGGGTGAAATTATCGAATCCATGATGGAAGAACAGGGAGTGTCCTCCAAACTTGATGAAAGGGTCGCAAAGGCTATCGCAGGAGTAACCGTGAATGCCAATTCTAAGTAGTGGCAAAGAAATAGAAGTAAAACAGCATAAAGCGCCTTCATCGACGTTCAATATTGATGATCTGAGCAATCTCGTCCCGAAGCAAAGGTATACGTCGATTGGGAAGGGTCGTGACGCCTCATATCATCCTATGGATAGGATAACGGTTGGGGTGTATCTTGAATTGCTGGCCTACTACGATGAGTTGATGAAGTGTATTGCTGAAGATGCAAGTGACGACCAGAAAAGAACGCTCGTAGCAAACATACTTTGCTGTTCACATTCGACGATGGATTATTTGGAGGTGTTCGAACTACCGCTAAACGAGTCACTTCCAATGGTTTATCGGGTATTTGATTTGTTGTTGGCAAGCCGAATACCGGATGCTGGGAAGGGTGGGGTAGGGATGGCCCAGCCCTTCTCAGCAGATTCAATAAAGTTCGGGCAGATAGTGGCCGACTTGGTAGCCGTTTATAGATTTCCACACAGTGATGTTATGGATATGGAAATAGGGTGGTTTTGGAACTATGTGGCTAACACGCCTGCTGTGAGGGCGCAATGGAAACTCGATATGATTGATGCGATGATGATGGCCGTGATTCCCGCGTTCAGCGGTGATGAGAAAAAGGTTATTCAATCACATGTTAAATCACTGATGAGGATTGCGAATAGAAATAACATTAAATCTCATGACGATATTCAAGATAAAATGGAACAGGAACGCATGACTGATTTAGATATTCAGGCATGGACACACCATCCGTTCATGGGGAAATTTATCAAGGTTCGTAGGCGGGGAGACCGCAAGGGGAACTGATATGTCTCCAGCCGGAATGCAACTCGGTGGAATCTACGCCGAAGTGGAAATGAAGGTAAATAAGTTCAAGGGACAACTCAACAAGAGTGTGTCCGATTTCAAGCACGCATCGAAGCAAATGGCTTCATCTGCAAAGAACTTTGGTGAGACGGCCGCATTGTCTGGAATATATGCGGCAGATGGCATTAAGAAATTTGGTGTCAGTGTTAGCGGTTTCATGAAGAAACATGGTGATGCAATAAAGAAATGGGCGAAGAGGGGAGTGGTTGCACTTACTGCGCTCATAGCATTATCAGTCAAGACTGCCGCGACATTCGACAAGGAAATGCGGAATGTCAATGCTATTGCTCAACTCAGCGAGGATCGATTCCAGAGTCTTCAGCAAAGGGTTGTCGATTTCTCCATGACAACTCGTGCATCGTCTGCCGATGTAGCCAAATCACTGTATAACGTTGTATCTGCTGGATTCGAGACTGAGAAAGCGTTCGTGGTCATGAGTCAAGCCTCTAGGGCTGCTGGTGCTGGATTGGCGAACGCCGAAGATGTATCTAGATTGCTTATCGCGACTTTGCGATCCTACAACTTGGAGGTTAAGGAGTCTGGATATATTACAGATGTATTCCTCCAAGCAGTGAATCAAGGTATTACTACATTGCCTGAACTTGCTCAGGGATTGGGTCGTGTATTTCCGCTTGCGTCCAAGGTCGGAATCTCCTTCGAGGAGGTTGCCTTCTCGATTGCCCGCATGACTCAGACTGGTCTCTCCACTGACGAGGCAGTTACCCGGCTGATGGGTACAATCACTGGAATGATCAAACCCACTGAGGCATTAGATGATGTGTTGGCAAGGTTGGGCGTCAAATCCGCCACTGAAGCGGTTGAAAAGTTTGGCGGCTTGAATGGAATTCTCAGAGAATTTAGGGAACGTGGTATAGAAAGTGCTGAATCAGTCAGCGAATTGTTTGGCAACATCAGGGGCATGACCGGCGTCATGGCGCTGATGGGCGATGAGACGGCGATGACAGCCGGAGCGTTGGAGGAGTTCAAGAAGGCGTCCGAAGGGGCCGTTGAGAGGGCCAGGGAGCAGCAGTACAAATCCCTGTCGGCCCAGCTTGCAAGATTGAAATCAGCTTTTGAGGTCGTGCAGATCGAGATCGGCACGAAAGTCATTCCCAGCCTCGTCGATCTGATCAAGAAAGTGGTTCCGATAATTCGCAAATTCTCTGAACTTGACGATAACACTGTTAAGTTGGGACTGGCTATTGCTGGCCTTGTAATAGTTTTAACGAGTGTAGCCACAGCCATAGGTTCTGTGTTGGCTGTATTGAGTCCGTGGGCGCTTGCTATTATCGCTGTTGTGGCTGCCATTGGTGGCGTTGTGGCGGCGATGAAAATCCAAGAAGATAAGTTGAAAAAACAGTCTGATGAATTATTCAAGGCCGCGTTGAAGTATAAAGATTATGTTGAAATGATGGAAGCGGCTGGCCTTGCAAATCGTACTGTGGCTGAAGATATTTTTGATTTGCGCGTTGAGTTACAGAAACAGGGTTTTGCCTTGGAAGATGCCGCGATGAAAGCCCTGGAATATAATGAAATTATGGAAAGGGTTAGGCAGGCGGAGGAGGATTTGGCTAAGGGTGACACGATGGTACGCCCGATTGAGGCCAAAGAAGCTGCATTAGAAAAGGCAAATATGAGATTAGCTGAATTTGCATCAACTAATGAAACTGTCCTCAAATGGGTGAGAAAAACACATCCAGAAGTAGCTGAACTCGCAGATGAATTAATCCGTGTTGCCGATATGGCTGAGGCAGATGTTGAATACTTTGAAAGAATGGGTAAACAGCTTCAGCCGTTGCCGGAATCTTTTGATAAGGCAACTATGGCAATAGATAAGACTCGTATCGCAATGGAGAAACTTGTCGAAGCGGATCAAGCGTTTGAGGAGATTGTTGCTGCAGAACGGAAAGTAGTGGATGATGCCCGTGCATCCCTGGAACGTAAGCGTGATATGCTTGAAGATGTTGAAGTTGGCCTGGATGAAGCAACCAGTGGGGCGTATGCTTGGATCAAGGCCAATGAGGAAGAGAAGAAAAAAGTAGATGATGCAAAGGAAGCTCTTGATAACAAGCGCAAGGCTTTGAACAATCTAGCTAGTTCTTTTCTGGATTTACGTGAGAAATTGAATGGTGTGATTCAGGGATACAAAGATTTCCAGGCCGAGATGAAGGGCATAGAAGAAGGGAAGAAAAAGGATATTGGAAAAGAGCAAGAGGCCGCGGCAAAAAAACGGAAGGATCTTGAGAAACAACTGACCAAAGACTTAGAAAAACTTGAGCAAGAGCGCGCTGATAAACTACATTGGGTGATGACTGGTGCTCATACTAGAAGTGCTGAGGAAAATGAAGCCGCACTAAAATGGTGGAACGACATCTACGATCAAAAGGTGCAAGAGCTTCAAGGTACTTATGATGATGAATTAAAGATAGTCAATGCGGGAGAGGCCGCACAGATAAAAGTTATTAAAGATTCTGCCCAACAACAAACTGATATTGCCAAAGATGCCCGCGAGAAACAACTTGAGGCGCAAAGGCAGGGTCTGGCTGATATGCTCACGCAAATGGCTCTCAGCATCATGGAGCAGCAGGGCGTTTTGGACGATTTCTTCGGCGGTCTCCCCGTCACTGCTGACGAGGCGTGGGCTTTGATAAGTTCCGGCATGAAGAAGGTCACGCCGGAGATGGCTGGGGCCATCCAGAAATTGTCCAGTATCCTGGTGGCTGATTTCGGCGAGGGCATGACGACGGCGAAGGACAACTCTGAATTGTTGTATGATGCATTGAAGGAATTCTTCCCAGAACTCGTCAAAATGGCTGACGGTTCGGAAGAAGCCGCGGATGCGGTTAAGGACGTTGGAGAAGAGGCCGACGACGTGAAAACTAGTCTCACTGACGCGTCGGAAGCGGCCAAAGAAATGAAGAAGAAAACGAAAGACATGCAGACGGCTATCGAAGACGGCCAGGACGCGATGGGAGATTTAGATACTAAAGCAGATGATTCGGCAACGGCGATAAAGGACATGGCCGCCGACATGCTCACTGCGATTACCGATGATTTAGGGGCTATGCCCGACAAGGTCAAGGAGATAATCGACGCGGCGGTAGTGGGGCAGAAGCAAGATTTCATAAACAAAGCAATCAGTTTGGGAAAAGACATCGCCGGCGGTTTGATCAAGGGAACGCTCAGCGGGCTGCAAGAATACGTCAACGCGTTGGTAGCCGTGATCCAGGCGGCTTATGCCGGCGCGGCGGCTGCTGCTGGTGCCCAGTCTCCTTCCAGGCTTTTCGCCGAGTTGGGGCACGATCTCGTGGCGGGACTTGCGATGGGTGTCAAGGACGCTGGCACTTCCCAGGTGGTCGGGATCCCCGCGATCCTCAACACGTTCACGACCATCATAAACAAATTAATAGGCCTGTTCTGGGAACTTGGCGGGAGCCCAAACCTGGAGCGCGCGAAAGAGGTCGCGGACACCATGTCGGCCATCGTGTCGTTCTTGACGCAGGGGATGGAGGCCTTCGAGAAACTGAAAGATTATCGCGGATTCGCTGGCCTGGGTGACGCGGTGATTGATTTATTGAAAGAAATGCACGACGCGGTGAACAAAGCGATCTCGTTGGCGTGGGGCTGGTGGGAGGCCGAGCTGAAGCGCGCCCAGGACGTTGCAAATCTGATAGGGTCTGTGATCGACGTCATCATCAAGGCGCTTGACATGGGGACGGCCCTCGCAGAATATGAGGGAATCGAATTTGCTAATCTTGCAGAGAGGGTGGCTCCCGTATTCAAGCAAATTGGCATAGTGATGAAGGAAATCAAGAATCTGGTAGGTGTATGGACTATCGGGGAACTCCAGGGAGTTGCTGCATTTGCCGAGTCTGCGAATCAGGTGGTGGGGTTGATCAAGGGAGCTGTCGATGCTTTGGCTGCGTTGGCAGATTATGAGCATGTGAGCGGGCTGGAAGACAAGATGTTCCAGCTTACAGTAGGGTTGCAGATAATCGTTCAATCTCTTCTTGATATGGCAGACTATTGGGAATCCGAAGCGGTGAAGGCTGTGGCGGTGTTTGCTGAAAGTGCGGGGAAGATTGTTGATGTAGTGAAACCTGCTGTAGATGCTCTCACGGCTTTGGGTGAATACGAACGGGCCAGGACATTAACAAGCGCATGGAAGGCCCTGGTGCTTGATTTGCAGATGGTTGTTCGATGGCTTGTTGCGGTTGCCGCCAAAGATGAATTCGGTGAAGAGGCTCTTAAAGCTGCCGTTGTGTTCTCAGAAAACGCAGGTAAGATTGTTGGAGTCATCAAGATAGGCGTCGACGCGCTGACTGCTCTTGGCGACTATGTGAGCGCAGAGAATCTAAAGGGCGCTTGGATTATGTTCGTCAAGGATTTGCAGATGATTGTTCGCTGGATGAAGAACATAGCTGCAAA